TGTTCTTGAGCCTTATGCTTCGTTGCACGGGGCGCGAGATTTTTGGGATTTACGAGCCCACGCGCTCAAGCAACTAATGGAAATACCCGCATTTCATATATGGGCGATGGGTATGGATATGAGGCCCGCGATCATTAGGCCCGAGCATGCACAGTGTCTAGTGGGCGCACCAATGCGTACTAATGCAAGGAAAAAGGCGCTGATCGAGCTCCAATCGCATCCTTACGTGAAAAGCCTGATGCAACGCCGAATATCAGGCAACCCAATTCCCCATATTGTGCCCCCGAAGTGGAAGCATATAGTTATGAGGGATATTGAAGAGTACTTGCGCGTTAGGTGGGAAGTGCCGAAGAAAGGGAGAAGGAAAGCCCGGGATATGTATGTATTCAATTATATGAAGGACAATGGATTCGATCCAGAAGATCGCCCAGGGATAATCAAGGAGTATAAGTTATGGGGTTGGGGATCAAGATATGATCTACCTAAAGAATAGCCTTTTCCTTCGGCCTTATATAGTAGTATAGTAACTTAGCGAGTTAAGAGACTCTAAGATGGAGAAACGATGAACGACCTCTCAGATTTGTTTGACGAAACCCCAGAAGAAGAAACATCACTAGGGCTAGAACGACAGGGCGATATGGAAGCGCCGAAAAGCCAGGTTCTACCTGTATTATCAGAGGGTACATCTCCAAGTTTACTATCCCCGGACACTCTTCGGGCCTTGGTGAAAGAATCCGAACTTTCTGAAGAGGCTATGGCTGCAAGCTTTCTAATGGAAGCTGCACCACAGATGCACACAACATCGGGAATCGTTGATTTCGCTACTGTTGTTTGTTTAGCTGTTGCTCAGGGTAAGATGAAGATAAGTCAGAGTGCAGAAATGCGCAAGTGGGCAGAATTAATGTTTACCTGTGTTATGGCAGAAAAACCCAAAGAAGAAAACACTCAAGTTAATTATGTGCAGCAACTCATCCAGTTAGCAGGAGGGCCGCAGTCCCTCGATCCGCAGGTGGTTGAGGTACGTAATTCTGTAGGCAATGAAACCTTCCGGGCTAATGCCGCAAAGAAAATAAAAAAGGCGCAAGGAGAGTAAAATGCCAGATATCCCCCTAGAGTCTGCTGCCTACGAAGGACAAGTGCGGGTTGGTCGGGTGCTCTTTGACTCGATGGGTGGGTTGGGGAATGTTCCCGACAACACTAATGTTGCCTATAAGGGCTTCGTGGTCTGGATGAAACCGCAAGACTTCCTAAGGCTCAATCCTCCACGACCTGCAAGGCAGGCCGCTGGCGCGATGGCAGCAACACGCCAAGCCATCGAAGAGGGTCAAGGTATCGGCCCCCCGTTTTTGGATGTTGAGTTGGTTACAGAAGGGGCTGATGCGGGAAGCTTCAGGGTTCGCAATCATGAAGGCCGTGGTCGAATGATGGCGATCAATGAGATCGCTCCTGACACCCCTGTGCCAGTTCATATGTTTGGTCATGGTGCTATTGACCGTGGCCGGGACATTACACCCGAAATGCTGGAGGGTCTGGTTGACCCAGAGTCTCCTGTTCGCATCCTGGCTGACAGGCGAGTAGCAAGTGGTGGCGAGGTAAAGCCAGACGCTGCTTGGCACGTCCCGGTTGGGGAGGATTATCGCCCAAACGACCTTCCCACTGGAAGGGTCTATCGGTCTCCGAATTATCGTCCCCCCCTCCAGCAGGTTCTCCAAGAAATAGTAGATGCGCCAGAAAGTTCTTTCGCCCACCCTCGACAGCGGGCGCAGAAACTTATCCACACCATAGTCGAATCGGATGAGTTCTTCAGAAACGCAGAAGACATCGAATTCGGTCGCGAGTCCGTGATCCGCTTTGAATCTCCTAGTTCTCTACAAGAACAACTTCGAGAGTTTGGGGTTCAGATCCCAGAGACTCTATCGGAGGATGTTTTAAGCCCCTATCTCCGTAGTCACCCATCATATCAGCGGACTGGTGACTGGCGTACACAAGTCCCACAAGGGCCCACAAATTGGGGGTACGCTGAAGAGGCTATTCCGAGAGTAATAGAAAGGATCAGGAGGGAAGGAGGGCCAAACGCGGGTGACAAACTTGAGGCGCTCGACATTTTTTACAGGGAAGCTGTCATTGATTATGGGCAGGCTTCCCCAGAGAATGACCGATGGCTAAGGGAAAGAATCAGTGATTACGATGATCCTTACAATAGAAGTATCCCCTCCGTAGATCCTTCTACTAGAGAGTCCAATCCATATCATCGTCAGCATCGCAGGCTCCAAGAGGGCGGACTCTCTCAAGAGGAGCTAATAGATGTCCGCCAACAATTACCTTTGGAGCAGGGGGGCTACCTTACCCAAGAGGGCGATGCCGCCATCGACAGAAAAGGGCGTCCTCAGCCAGTAGGTATGCCCCAGCATAGGGAGTCACGTCTTGCTGCCACACGCCGTTCAAAGGACATGCAAACCCTCTGGAATAATTCCGTAGAGCCTGAGTTTGTGCGCTCAAACCGATATATTCATTGGTCTACTCTAGAGGGGGCTTCTGATTTGTTAGCGGAAGCACCTGATGGGAGGTATCTCGGGGGGGAAATTAGTGCCCGTGTCTTTCCTAAAGGTGCGACAATCCCCAGAAACCCCACTATGTCTCTAGGTCACAGAGGAGTTGGATTTCTCCTCGAGGGAGACGTTAGCTATATCGGGCAAGGTAACCTATGGACTTTCCCCGCATATGAAGGACTGGATCTGGGGCTTCCCCGCCAGGGGAGGCGCTATGTTTCTCGAGCAGTCTCGACTAGTCATCCCTTTGCTATGTCAGCGGATCAACTAACAGGGAGTTCAGAGGCTGTCCTCCGAGAACCTAGGATTGTGGGAATCGTTTCGAACCCACCAGCAGGGGGGATGCACTGGGACAACGAACTCCGAGAACTCTCGGAACAATTGGGTGGGCGAGTACCAGTTCTTGAGATAGTTCCAGACGACCCAAACCTTTTTCGTCCTATCCCAGAGATGTATGGCGTACCCCAACCCGAGAATGTTGAACAAATTATTGCAAGTGTTTCCCAAGGGGGGAGATCTAGGGTGGGAGCAGTTACTGAGGTTGCGGACGTAGCAGGCCAATACCCGATGTTCCCCCCAGAGGAATTCCCTGATGCCCTTGAACGACCTAGAAGGCTCGAGAGGCAAGGGTATGCAGTTGAGGGATTTACGAATAGGCCTACTCCAGAAAGTCCGCCCACCCGCCAGGGCCCTCATCCAGCACAGCAAGAACTATTCTCTCCAGGAGAAATAGGAGGTGCACAGGGCCCAGAAGATCTACAGGCGAGGGGATCAACAATGGTTCCTCGATCTGATGACCTTCCCCCGCCACCTCCAGTTGGGGAAAGGAGCCCCCCAGGGAGCCTAACTGCTGCGAGAAATGCAGCGGCAGCAAGAGCTACTGAAGAGGCTAACCGGGCGAGAATGCTCAGGAATGCTGGAATTCGAAGCGGAATTCGAAGCGGACTCGAGACCCTAGGAACAGCGGCAGAAATAGCTGCACTTGGATACAACACTGTTCAAGAGGGGGATCCTTTGCGCGGTCTCACGAGGACGGGCGCAGAAGCTATCGAAGGAGTAGGATCAATCTTTCGGGCACCAGCGGCGGGAGCTGAGATGCTTACAGGTCATGATCGCACACTGGGCACTCCCCTGGGCAATCTCTCTGCGGTAGGAGATGCGATTACTCGGGTCGCTAGCCCATACAGAAGATGGCAGGAAAGGGAAGCGCGGATTAGGGAGAATACTCCAGACCGAGTAACACAACAGAGAGAAGCTAGAAATGAGGCGGTACGCCGCGCATTAGCTCCGAAGGAATAAGATGGCGAGTAACCCAACTACTCCCAAACTAAAACAAGCCGCTCAGTTACTGAACACTCTCCGTTCTCCGAAGCATGCTCTTCCAGCATTCGGTGAGGTACATGATCAGAAGACGGGTAGGTTCACAAAGTATAGTCCTACGAAGATCACACATGAGCTTCAGAATACTGTTCTTGATTATGTGAGTAATCCTCCAAGATTGCCTACAGGAGAAACAGAGTTCCTTACACTGCTCGCCTATCGTCAGGCAGGTAAATCGCTGTCCATAGAGTACGCTATGTACTGCAAGGCCGCGTACATCCCGGGCTGGGATCACATTTGTATTGCGGATAATAGAGATCGTGCGGATTATTTGCACAAGAGGGTCCACCATTTGCATCAAAGGTGGCCGGAACAGATCAGATCTAAGACTATTGCGGGCCGAGAGAGCCGCCAATTGACCTTCAACGGGCTCCAAGGGGGGAAGATGCGTATCCTCTCCGCAGAATCTGGGGCTGTAGGTGTTGGTCAGTCACCTGATTCCTTCCACGCAAGCGAGTGCCACCTCTGGTCAGACTTCAATGGGTCTATGTTCCTCATCAACCCGTCGCTTATTAACAGGCAAGAGGCTCTAGTTATCTTTGAGGCTACCCCTTGGGAGCAGAATTGTGCTTGGCATGAGCACTATGTGATGGCAAAGGCGGGCTCTGGTAGACATAGGGCTGTATTTTTTCCGTTTTGGGACGGCAAACTCAACGTCAGACCAGTCACAAAGGACTTTATACCTACGAATGAGGAGATTGAACTTCTAAATAGGTACCAAGCAGACGGATTAGCAGCAGAAAACCTAGCATTCCGCCGTTTCATCATGGATACCGACCCAGAAGTACGGAAAAATCCCGAGATGTTCGGGGTAATGTACCCATTCGACGACATGACGTGCTGGATTGCGGCCACAAACGCGGCAATACCCAACCGGGCCCTTGAAAAGCACCTAAAACAGGTGCATATCGAGTGGACTGGGCCATATGCGGAGTATGAACCGCCAGAAATGGGGGCAATCTACGCAATCGGGGTCGATCCCTGCGGTTATGCGGCTCGAGACCATGCTTCTTTCCAAGTATTGAAGTGTTGGGACGGAGAATGGACGCAAGTTGCTGTATATGCAGAGCATGTAGACCCATTATCCTTCACAAACCAGATTATTCGGACAGCAAAGCGATATAATAACGCTCGGATCTGTGTTGAGTCAAATGGGGTCGGGCAAGCCGTTATTGCCCTATTGAATGAGCGAGAATACTCGAATCTCTTCTATGAGGCCAAATTTAAGGCAGGATTCACCTCAACAGCGAAGTCTTTGGATAAAGCAACGGGTTGGTTGATCGAAGGGCTCCTAGATGAGCTAGTATTCAACGATAAGGACACCGTTGCCCAGATGCAGACATATAAGAATGATAAGAGCGTCGAAGAGGGTGCTTCTTCTGAGGTTTTACGGGGCGGTTCTTCTAATAAACGTCGTGATCGACATCACTGGGATAAAGTATCTGCCTTGATAATGGCTGTAGTATGCGCTAGGGATCTTCCTGTAAGAACCAAACCGGGTGCAGAGAAAAAAGAAAAAGACTCGAACATCGTGATGTTTTCTGGTATGAGTTATGAGGAACAAGAAAAATACCGCGAAGCACTCAAATCGGATATTACTCCTACTAGGAAGAAACCCGCGTATCGCTCAATCAGGAGGAGAAAGTAATGCCAGGATATCTCAGTGATCTAAGAAAAGGTGCGGCAAGAAGTGCCCTACAGAAACACGATATGCCTTTAGACCCAATGCGTTCGGCTACCCCACCTGTTGAGGATCGAGCAAGGGTAGCAGATATCCTCAACAGGCTTCCCGATGGCTGGAATGATGCAAGCCCAGAGTATCAAGCGTTAGATGCTGAAGAAGGTCGCCGGCCTAGCCTCCCTGGAGAGAGGCATAATACTCCTCCGCCGAACTTAGTTTCAGAGCCTACTCTAGAACCTATCCGCTCGCCCCCCAACACACCCCAACGCGCAGCACCCCAACGCGCAGCACCCCAACGCGCCCAAACTGTGGAGGCCCAACCAGCAAGGCGGGCTCGCCCCCAACCTCCCCGCTCGAGCGTTGGTACATGGAATAAGGTCGAGGAATAGGAATTGCCATCAGTCCCCGAAGGTGTGCCACTTACGCTTGAGCAACTCCGCAGGAGTGCAATCGCGAAGATACGTCTCCGGGCTCTAGAGCAAGCACAGGCACAGGCACAAGGGAATCCAATTTCAGACAATACGAATGCTGCACAAGAAGGCACCGCAGCACCACTTCAGATAGACCCTACTCCCCCGGCCGCTCCTGGGCAACCGATGGGAGAACCCGAGGAAGGACCACTTCCCCCTAGACCATCACTGGCCCCAAACCAGAAGGATAAATTATGGCGTTAACTAAGCAGCAGATCAGAGGACTCATAGAAACCCACAGGGCTAAAGCCCACATCGATCAGAAAGAGTGGGATAAGGTGAGGAGTTGGTACACCAGTAAAGCCTGGGGTTCTGCTGATGATATTGATCGGGATGAATTAGTCATGGAGACTAACTACCCCTATGCTTTCGTTGATACGATGGTTGCTAATATCTGTCCTAATAATCCTGAGGTTACGGTAAACGCCAGGAAGAAGCAGCTACATGAGGCCGCAAAGTATAGAGAAGCTCTCGTCAACGACACTTTCAATCGTATCGCTGGGCACCGCGTTCTCTGGCGGGCAGCTACCATGGCTGCTGTTTACCCGAGGTCTTTCGTAAAGACCGTTTGGAATTTCCGTAAACGCTCTCCTGACTTCCTCGTTATTGATCCAAGATACGTTTGGTATGATATGAGTGTCATGCGTTGGGAAGATATCAGGTATCTTGTAGAAGTCACAGTCCTTACCCGTGAGGACTTTAACTCACGGACTCAAGGTAAAGGTAAGGAAGATCGAGCATATAACCCAGAAATAGCTAAGAGCGCACAATTTGGGTCATTCCCGGAATGGTTGAAAGACCAGCACTCAGATAAATCCCTCCTAAATGATTCCTCAAAGGAAGTATTCGAGTGGGTAACTGTTTATGAAGTATATGATTTCTCCGGAGATGGTGCCTATTACCACTACCTTGAGGACCAAGAGGAGCCCCTTTTCGGTGGAGAACTACCTTACCGCTTTGTTCGTAATCCTTTTTACAGGCTTACTTTCAACGACAACCTTTCTGATATCGGTGGTCTGTCTGATGTATCTCTTATTGCTCCTGTTCTGGAGAGATTGAACGAGCTTGATACTCTTATGCTCTGGTTTGCCCAGACCAGTATCCCGATTACCCTGCTCAACTCTGGGCTTTGCGATAACCCAGAGAGAGTCAGGTCCCAGCTTAGAGACGCCACAACCCCGGGCTCTATCGTTGAGATAGCAGGGAAAGCGAATGCCTCGATTAGCGATATCATCGGCCATACCCAGACTCCAACCCTCAACCCGGAGTTTGTAGCGGCTAGGGATAGATGTATCCAGGTAATCGAATTCATCCTGGGCATCCCGCAGTACTCTCGTGGTGCGGTTGGAGTAGCTGACGTAGCTACGGAAGTAGCTCTCGCAGATACCGCGACAAGAACTAGGAATGGTCGACGCCAGAAAGAGGTCTACGACCTCATCGGTTGGGAGTCACAAGCCATCATTGGGCTCTATGAAGAATTCCTTGCGGATGATGAAATCCTACCCGTTAGGCTTCTTTCAAATCCCCAAGTACTCGAGATCACTAGACAATCTATGCAGGCAAGAGATATCCTCGCGGCCCAGGGTGAGGAACCATTAGAATATGACTACATGGCAGTACCTTATTCTCCAACAGAAAATAACAAACTAGTTCAGCTTAAGAACGTCCAGCAGTTCTTCCCATTGCTTTCACAGGCTCCAAATGTGGATCAACAGGGACTTGTAAGGAAGCTCCTTGAGTTATTACAGATGGAAGATATCCTAAAAGATGAGCAACAACTTAAAGCTGAAGCAGAGATGGCCCAGGCAGAAGCGCAGCAGGCACAGGCAGCTTTGCAAACTCCAGGCCCTCAACAAGGGCAGGATACGATTGCAACAGGGGCGCTTCCAGAAGGCGCAGAAGTCCCGATCCCACCGATGGGAGTCGGAGGAGAAGGGCACCCTGCTCCGATGCCAGGATAATTCCTTACTTACCCCAACTAAGAGAGAAGAATGCCAACATATACTGGAAGATGTGAAGTCCATGGAGAGAGGACATATTTCCTCACCATGCAGGCTTACCTAGAACAAGGATTGATGTGTGATGAGTGCGGACAGAGGGCCGAGACTGTCATACAAGCAGTTAGGACAATCGGACCTAGTGAAGACCACCCGCTAGTAATCGAACAAATCGGTCGAAAGTTTACAAGTAAGTCTCAAATGGATAAATATTTCAAGGAGCATCCAGAACGTGCTATTGTAGCTACGAATGATTCTTCATTTATTAAGCATAGAGATTTAGCGCATGAAAAGGCGGATAACCTAGCTAAAAAACTGGGTTTTACTGACCATGCGGATAGGAAGAGTAAGACAAAGATAAGAAAAGCAAACGAAGCGCGTTGTAAGAATGAGGGCGCTAAGGTACAAGTCTGAAAAAAATAGTTGACTGATGACTACCATTTAGGTAGAAACTTAGTAACCTGGAGAAAAATAATGGCCGGATTCCCCTTTGAGAAAGACGATGAAGAAAAAGAAGAGACAGAGGTACTTGACGAAGGAGCAATGGACGAAGCTCTTGAAGAGCCTTCCGAAGGCGATGCCGATATCGAAGTCACAGAAATCGCAATCGATGCCGGACCAGCCTCTCTCGAATCAGGAGCCCAAGAGCTCGCTGATGGTTGGCAACCAACTACACCAGAAGGTGAACAATATAAACAAGAGCTTCAAGACCTCTTAGGACAATTCAGTTCTGAAGAAGAGGAAGAAGGAGATCTCGAGCCTGAAGGGTTCGGGTTCGATATCGGACTTATGGGTAAAGAAGCCGCTAAGCGAGCAATGAAATAATGTCAGAAGTCAGCGCCCCAACCGCCGTCTCTACACCAGCAGGAGGCGCAGAAACCGCCCCCGTTACCACAGAATCCCCTTCTACTTCCGGGCCCAGTCCTGTTGCTAACGTCGGATCAGCCTCCTCAGGCTCTGACGAGGGGTGGCCCGAAGTAGATTGGGACGGATGGGGTGGTAAGATTGATGACCTTCCCGAGCAATACCGGTCTGCTGCGACTGCCCTCAATAGTCGCTATGATTCAAAATACCAGGAACGTGCTTCAGAACTAGATAATCTTCGCGCAATGTATGCTGCAATGCTGAACGATGAAGAAGACCCTAGAATAGGCCAACTAACTGGTCAATTATCAGATCTCCAAACACAGTATGATGCGAAGGGAACGGAGTATGGGACTCTGGAGACTAGAAATAAGGAGCTTCAGAACCAACTATCGGCATATGAAAGGAATAACGCAACCACCTATGTGGAGAAATTCTGGGAAGAGCATGCTGAACTTTCTCAAGACACAGAAAAACTAAATCGTTTCGCAGAGTTCTTGACCGAAGGGGGCCCACACGGAGGTGCCTGGGACGCATACCTCGCTGTAAGGCTGATGGATATGCCCGAGGAAGTCCAGAAAATTGCTGTTGACGCCAAGAAAAACGGTGTCGCAGATGAATACGCATTTCAACTAGCAGAGGCACACGCTAAGTTGACGGAAGCTAGATCTCAACCTACTGAAGACCAAATGGTGGTCGCAGCAAAGTTAGTGGAGGAGCAAAAGAAAGCTAAAGCTCCACGAACTGCAGCGAAGATCACCAATGGTGCCGTCAGATCAGCGCAGCCCCAAGCGGCTAAGGCTGGTATGAAAGATGCTACTTCATTAGATGAGATGAGAACTCTCGCTGCTCGTCGTGCCTTAACTGTGCATGGTGGAGGCAGGGGATAACAACCGGGGAATTCTCCCCTTCACTACCTAATCCATAAGGAAAAATAACATGGCAATTAATCCTGATGTACTTGCAAGTGCCTTGCAAGACCTCGCCCCGGGTTACTCCGAGCTATTTACCCTCTGGCACCCCGTCATGGAGCGGGTAGTCAAGAAGGGTAATATAGATCGTGCGTCTCTCAAGGGTCCATATCGTGAGTTCGTCGTCGTAACAGACGGTCCTGGCTCCGTAACACAAGTTCTGACTGGTTCAGAAGTAATCGCTGGTGGACGTCGCCAGAACGCTCAAAGAGGTAACACATACGCACCGCGTATGATTTATGCATTTGACGTTCCTGGTAAGGACCTAGCAGAAGCCAATGGCGAGAATGATCTCGCTAAAATCATCAAGCGTTACCCAGAGCTCGCTCTGTCTGACTTCTACGAGCGTATCGCTCAGCAGGTAGTCTTAGGTACTGGTCTTGATGTTGGTGGTTTCATGACCCTAAACGGTGCAACTACATACAACCCACAAGGTACTAACCGTGACGGTGCTCTTGACTTTGCTGCTCCAGCAGCACAGACTGGTACTGTCTTTGGATTGAATAAAGCTACTGTTTCAGGCTGGCACAACCAGTACGGTGACATTTCGTCATTCGCTACAGATGGTAAATCTACAATGCGTAAGGTTTACTACCAAGCGAGCCGTCAGGGTTCTAAGGCTATGGGTCCAGTTGACCTTCTTCTTGGTGACGAGGCTTCTTACCTCAACTACATCGACGATCTTGATGATCAAGTTCGCGTGATGAAGATTGATGGTGACAAGGCTCCTGGTCAGCTTCGTCAGGGAATTCCATTCCTTGAGGCAGACTTCTTCCTTGAAGATTCAATCGACATTACTGCTACAAACCTAGTAGGTACCCCAGCAGCCGATGGTGTTATATACATGCTGAAAACTGATTCATGGCACATCTACACTCTTGGGCATGATTCTGGAATGGAAACTAAGGGCGATTTCGCCGTTCGTGGTCCAATCAGGATTCCTGAGCAAGATATGTGGCGTTATGAGTATGTTCTCAACATGGGTATGTACTGTGATCAACTTCGTTGCAACGGTGTCGTCACCGGCGGCGCAACCCCATAATATAGGAGACTAAAATGACAACAGCTGCAGGTGTCCACCAAAACACCGTATCAACTTCACAACTAGCTCCTCTTGGGTTTCAGTTAGTTGTTCCAAATGGAGACTTCGGTCTTCAGACATGGGTCTACGTCTTCAATGACGACGCGGCAGGAGCTTGGGTTGCTGGCGAACTTGTTCAGTTGGATACAGACATGGCTCTGTACAACGGAATTCAGTCTGCCACAGGCGCTTTGGCTAAATTGCGTGTTCTGGGCGCAGCCCAACATGCAATCGCGGCGGGTAGCTATGGTTTCATCTTGCAAAAGGGACGAGGATCTGTCAATACTGACGGTAATCTGAACGCGGTAGGTGAAATGATGGTATCTCGAGCATCAGGACGCGCAGGCGAGATGGCTGCTGGTGAAGAGGCTTCGGTCTTCGGCATCAATCTCACCGCGAGTGCCGTTGCTGGCGCAACTCTGACTTGCTTGATTAACTGCGGTACATAACCGTAGATTAGTTCTAGCGAGCTAATTCCGGCTCCCCTCTCTTCGTGAGGGGGGAGCCTTTTTACTTTAGAGGTCCCAGATGAATCTAGGCGAAATAAGAAATGCTATATTCTCCCAATCTGACTGGGCACCTACGCAGTCTGCCGATGCAGTTTCTCGCGTAAATAATTTTATCAACCGAGCTTACTTCCAACTGAGTCAGGAAGCCCCTTTTCTCTTCTTTGAAGATGAGGTACACCTTACGACTCAACCTGATGTAGAGCCTGGAATCGAAACAGACAAGTTAGCTGTAATTGCTACAGATCCTTGGTGCCTCATACAAGAATTGCCCTACACAACTCTGGGCTTATCCCAGTGGGATGATTCAGGAGCTTGGAATGGCAGAATGATTCGGGTTACCGATGGTTCAGGGCGCGTTCATAAGCATCGGATCCGCTCCGTATTTACAAAGCTGGGCTATGCTGGCCCTGCTGGGGTGGGGAATTATCGCCTTATTTCTCTATATAAACCCTGGCATAATATAACAGACACCGGACTGACATGGAGGATCTATACTCCGGATTACTACCTTCCTGATGATGTAATCGAAGTGAACTCCGTCTGCCTTGCAGAGGCTGACCAGAATTGGCCGCTCAATGTCCTAGGCCAACTAGAGGCAGAGAAGTTCTCTCTCCAGGATGATCCGAGCCAAGTAGCTTCTGGAGTTCCTAGAACAATCTACAGAAGATCTCACCATCAGATTGAGTCGCCAACTGTCCCCCCAAAGATCCTCCCTGAAGGAGAGGGTGGAGGAAAACTTCCCTGGCAAGGGCCAGACCCTGCCGGACAATTTGAGTACTGCTTTACCTACTGCTGGGGATATCGAGATAATGAGCAGCAGAATTATGGTCCACCCGGATCTCTTGCCGCCAACCAGGGACCAAATGCCCGGTTGGAGCCTCTTTGGGAGAGTGCTCCTAGCCCAGTTGCCTCTGCGAGCACTACCAATGCTGTTGCAACTGCCCCTGGAGTGAATGGCGCACTCAAAATTGTTACCCCGAACATCGACTTCATGCAAGGATTCGGAAGAGTAGCGGACACCCGATACCAACAATCGGGTTGGAGAAAGCGGATCTACCGAAGAAGGATTACCGTAGATACAGTCCTCTATTCCTCTCCCCCCCTCACACAAATAGAGCCTGGAGCGGAAGAACAGGGTACCCCAGATACGATGTTTTTACTATTTGATATTCCAGGACACCAAATAGATACCATGGATAACGGGACTATTATCCCAGATTTCCATAGGCGTCTTAGGGATGTTCATGGATATCAGTCCATGGCTATGTACCCAAGGCCCGACAAACGTTATGATGTAGACATCAGATGTATTAGACGGCCTTCCGAATTACGAGACGATAACGATGTACCCAGGATTCACAGAGATACCGTTGACGTTCTTATTCATAGAGCCCTCGCATATCTTTACGAAGCGCAGGGCAATACTCCCCTCGCTGACAGGATATTGGCCCGTTACATGGCTGATCTTGTTACTATGACTAAGCGGTACGGAGACCTCCGTTATCCAGCAGAGCCTCTTAAGAGAAAACCCGCGCGGGCAAGCGATCAACTCAATTCCCGTAAACCCTTTAGAAGATGGTATAACTTACCTACTTCTTAATCCTCCCAACAAGGAAATAAAATGCAAGATGATACAGATACAATAGTAGAGCCAGTAAAAATAATTGCTGGAGCCGTCTACCAGAAAGAAGCAGGCGATCGTAAGGAGCAGGCGATCTGCCTCGCTCGCGTCGAAGAGAATGGAAAGGTTCTCGGCCTGTTCCGAAGATTCGGACTAGCTTTCGAAAGATTCGAAGAGGGCGGAGAAGATCTTATGCCCTGGACGATCCTATCTAAGCCAGCAACAGAAGTAAAGAATGTTCTCCCGCTCCCAACTACCCCCTCTAAGAAAAAGAGTAAAAAGAAAGGGAACTAAGGATGGCGGACACCCGGCTCCGGCTGAAATCAGAAGTCTTACCCATTCGGGCAGAAGCGGCTCAGTTGCTTCTACCTGAAGAGGTAGGCTCTGAGGTCAAGAACATGTACTTTACTGAGGAAGGAACACTTCGATCAGTATGGGGGCCTGCGCCTTATGTTCCGAACTATGGTGCCGGGTATCCAAGCTACCAAACAATGAAAGGGATCTTCCATGCTCGCCTTGGGCAGAATGGAGAACGTGATGTTCTCTTAGCCCAGTGGGGCGACCAGATCCGCGTCTTCGAGGGCTGGAATGCTGCTGCTGGTAATGCCTGGAGAGCACTTCTTGGGCCAGCGGCGACTTCGCCGCAAAGAGAAGCGCAGTTTGAGGCGGATAAGAAAGCTCGGTTCCCCGCCCAGTTTGTCTCTACCTCAAATGGTATTGTAATCATTCCTGCTGGAGGCTCTAGCCGCCCTTACTTTTATGATGGCCAAGAGATCCTCCCCCTCGGGTATTCCTCACCCCCAGGCGCTCCGATAGGGATGGGACAGAACGAGGGATACGCGCATACATATGAAGACCTCCCTACGGATGCGCAATGGATTAAAAACGGCCGTATTGGGTCTTTATCTTTGGATTCGATCAACACTAGCGGTGACTTAGCAAGGGTTGCTCCGGGCCAATATCGCGCTGCTACTCAATGGATAGATCTGTGGGGGAATCTTTCCCCCCTATCAGGCAAAAGCACGACTGTGGAGATCAAGGCTGCAGATGAGAATGATTTCCCAGAACAGACCATCCCCCAACTTCTATGGGGAAGTATCTCCCCAGGCCCTCTAGGGACGATAGGAAGGATCTTACATAGGACAAAGGACGAACTAAGTTCCGGGACCTTAGACCTCTTTGAGGTTCCTTGTTACGCGGCAGGAGGATTTTTATCTTTCTCTACCCTCTCGGATAACAGTACACTACTTTTTGCGGATAATACCCCGGATTCTTGGCTTATCCGTAAGCCAAAGGCAGTAGTCGCGGTCCCCGCGTTCAAACTCTACGCCGTCGCGTTTGGTCGAGGGTGGGCAGCTAATTTTGAGGGGGATCCCGGCAGGCTCCACTATACCCTTCCAGGCAGGTGGGGAACCTTCGAGGAGTTCGCAGAGATCTATCCAGACCCCAGTGGGAATGAGATCACTGGCGTCCAAGCAGTTGCAGAAGGCCTCCTCGTATTCACTGAGAGCAGTACGTTCTTGGTCGTTCCAAACGATTCTGGCGATGGGTTTATTACTCAAACTCTTCACTCTACTATAGGGTGTGTCGCCCCCTCTTCTATCGCAACACTCTCTTCTGGGCAAACTGTCTGGCTAGGGAGGGAGGGCTTCTTCTCACATACTCCTGTTCCCTACGGTCAAGGCACGATTGCCCTCATATCGTCTCCGATCGATAAGCATGTACGAGGATTTAATAAAGCAAGAATGCTTCAAGCTTGTGCTGCTGTAGATGTTCGGGAAGGCGTCTATCGTTGTTGGGTAGCCGATCAAGCATCAACAATCAATAATGTATGCTGGGAATTCGATGGTACGGGTTGGAAGAGGCGAACAGATGTGAGTGCAGCAGGTGTCTGTGTTACTTCAGACCACCGAGCAATGATGTTAGTCGCAGGGTCTGCCCAAGAGAGTGGCGAGGCGGTTACCCAAGGCGTCTGGGTCCTAGATCACCAAGTTCAATCTTGGGTTCCTCAGACAAGGACGGCTTCCGTTCAGACTGCCTGGTTAAGGAGCGCCCGCTCTAAGATGAAAGGCTCTCCCCTTACCGTCTATCTTTGGCTTCGGGCTAGGGAGTCGGGGACGTTGAATGTAGAAGTCCAAAGAGACTGGAAAGCCACGATTACCCAAACAGTTACTGCCCCTCTATACGCAACAGAAGATACCCCAGCCTTCTGGGATACAGCAATTCTGGGCACAGGAACTTGGGAGCAGGCGAGGCCCTATTGGACTCGAGTAGATATCTTCGTTCCCTCTTCAGAGGTCTTCCGATTAAAAATCTCACACACTTCAGAGTGGGAATTCATCGCGATCGCCTTCGACGAAGCGCCGAAGGGAGATACTTTTAGGAGTGCACCCAAATGAGTTGGCGATTCCCTAAACACATAGTCTCTACTGGGCAAACAGTAACCCCTGAGAACCTCAATGAGGGCATTCGCCCCGCAGCCGAGGAACTTAGTGGCCAATTAAATGAGCATAATTGGAGGGCAGCTGCGATTTCTTCTATAGCAGACTGCGAACCCAACGCTAGTTTTGTTTGGAGGCAGTCAGCTGTAGTTTGTGATCTTTCTGTGTATCCTTATACCAACGCATATGCGGTTCCCTGCAATAATTCTTGGCTGGAGGTAACGGACAGTCGAATTACCTTCAACTGTCCCACTACACTTTTGTGGATACACCTATCAGCTCAGACTGCCGCGATGGTTGGGGTTCCATTACTAACTTCCTATAGCGTTGCCATAATGGTGGATGGGCAGGTCGTTCAGGATACAATAATAGGCGCGGGGGATGTTGGGAACGACGGCGCTCCTGGGAATTTAAGGATGTCTCTTCCCGTTGTTACTACCCTCGTGCTCCCTGTGTCTTCTGGGTCCCATACAGTTTCTTGGGCAATCCGTGGTACTCCTGGAGAGTATAATGCCTCTTGGATCTTTGCCCTCCATAGGGAATTGATTGTATTAGAGATGCGGAGGTAGTATGGCAGAAGTAGTATTAAATCCCCTGGATCCGGGCGATGCGCTCAATGCGGCAAGCGTGAATAATCTTATGGATGGGGTAAAAAACGCGGTAAATGACATAGAAGCAGATGCCCTTGCCCCTGGAGCACTAAATTCCGCTCACCTTCCCTCACTACTTAAGACTAGTGCGACTCAGGCTACGGGGGGCCCAGGGGCTAGTATCCATACCTATTCTGCGACTAGTCCGCGTACTTGGGGCCCGATCACTCAGGGTGGAACAGCACTAGAAATCGACTTTGGGTCAGACCAAACTTTCAATGCAGATTTGGGTGGAATTTTCGTCCTGGCTGATATTTTTATCAGCCGGCTCTACCTTGCTGTCGGGAATGACTGGCAGAACGGTGCGTATTTTAGGCTTGAGGCCTCTACTACGGCGGGAGCTTGGGTTCCTCTCCTTCGAACAGAACGGTGGATGTCTTCAGAGACACAAGCTGGAACCGCCGCTGCTGCCAGGGACCAATTACATCATGTTCCGATAAGGACCTTGATTACCGTCGCCGATCTTGCAGCGGTCAGGAAAGTTCGGGCGGTGGTTTCTGTCGGAGGAACCCAAGGGCAAGCAGACCTAGTGACCATGCGAGCGGATCTTCGTGAATGCACCCTAGCGGGAATAGTCCTACAATGTACTAAGGAGTAATTATGGCAGACATCACAATCCCCGCACTTGCTGATGGTAATGTATTGAGCAGCTCGGCTGTCTCTACCGCCCTTTATGATGATGGTGCGGGAACAGCCTCTTTTGAGATGATCAATGGACGATTAGAGAATGTGAACCGGGTTGCTGGCTGGGATATCAAGTCTTCTCATATCCAGCGGGGAGCTTGTTCTGGGGGCCGAACAGTGGGGGCAACGGTCAACATGGATAGTTTCATGGAGATGGCACCAACGTTCCTCTTCTCTTCTGATGAGGACCTCGAGTATGCTGGAATTCCGGGGGCCGCACAGGATTTCTACCTGCCCTATAATTGTTCTCTCGTCGTATTTAGCTGGACGCTCCAGGCTCAGGGCGTGGGAGGAGCAAATAATACGGTTTCTCGTATTCGTCCTTTTTTAGGTGCTGCTCGTGTTGCTAATGCTTCCGTTCTGGATCTCCCAGAAACAGCGGCCGGCCTCAGAGGGGACTGGGGAAGGGTTTGGACTGGGCATCGACTCCAAACGGGCTTGACGAAGGGCTGGCATTCCTTTAGTTTAAGGATTGCAGGGGAGTATGATACGGCTGACCCTGGGGTTTCCCGTGTTAGGTGCCGTCATCTAGATTATGTATATTTCAAGTAGGAGGTTCTCATGGGAATAGGCGCGGTATCACCATTCAAATATGATCAAATTATGGACAAACAAGCAGCCTCGCTTGAAGCGGGGGCTGCTGGGATGTCTGAAGCTGAGAAGAATCAGCGTAAGGCCAAGGCCACTGAGATGGCGGGGCAACAGGTCGGTGCTATGCAGCAAGACCTCTCTCAGCAAGCACTCGCTTCTGGAGGGATGCAACAAGGTGCGAATACTAAGGCTATGCTCCAATTGGGCGGGGCTGCTGCAGAAGCAGGGGCCAATGCCTCAGAACAGATTGAAGCGCAGTCAGCGGAGATTGCAGAGCAGAAGCGCCAAGAGACTTTGGCTCATTATCAACAGTCTAAAGCAAATAAGATGGAACTTGTGGGAGATATTGTAGGTAAGGTTGCGGCCCCTGGGCTTGGATCTCTTGGAAAAGATTTGAACAACGCTGCTTTTAGGTCGGAAGCAGAGGGGGGTCGCAGCATGGGAGCAATTGCGGGCCTTGGGCTTTCCTTGCTACTCCCTTTCTTTGGATAATAGGAAAACACTATGCCACTTTTTAGTAGAAGAAATCGTCGTCCCGCTGTCTCTCAGGAATTCCGAGATTCTCCTGTCTGGGATAACATGCATAAACTCGAGGTAGCAAGAGGACGTCAAAGAGATGCGAGAAGATTAGAAGCCTCCGGACAATCTCCAGGGGAAAGTCTCGAAGGTTCTCCTAATGACCTAGAACAAGCATACCAAGACGCAGCAAACTTAACTCTCGAGATTTCGAAGGTCCAAGAACAGTTGACTAACGGAACAGCCGCCCAAGGGGGCGATCTAAGGGGAACAATAATTACGCAGATGACTGAGATCGCTAATACGGCTGGAAGCGATCAAGCGAGTACTGCAGCGCAACAAATCTCGGCACAAGGGGATATCGCGCTCGCAGCCCATGAACGTCAACAAGCGGCTTATAATGATGTTTATAGTGACATCCCAGACGAACGATGGGCAGACTTGAATTCTGCATTACACTACTTGGACGCTGGAGAAAGCGGGGGCGGCGGTAGACCATATAGCATGTCTGTATTTAATGAGCTGCAGCAGCCAGAGCGTGTCGGCCCAGACCAATTTGCGGCTGAGATGGCGTGGATAGCGACACAGCGTGGTGAAACTCCGGAGGCTGTAGTCAGACAACTCGCTCTTGCTCGTGGCGAAGATGCGGGTGGTGGAGAAACTCCTATACTCGATATGTGGGAACTATCTAACTCTGCTGCTAATAGGAATGCGGCCATTGTTGCAGACGCCGATCGTGTCCTTAATGAGGCAGAAGATTCTTTTATGTCAATTTCTGGGGGAATGACAGGAGCTCGACGAGAGACATACGAGATGCTGGGTAACCTTCTCGCAGATATAAAGGCCGACCCCGCAGCATACGGTCAAGAGAGGGGAGTAATAGTCAATCAGTCTTCTCCTGGCCTCGATCGTGCGCAGGGATTAGTAGAGGCCGGCCTTACAGCGGCCATCGGTAGGGCCGACCCAGAGGCTTCGGTAAATTTCCTCTACCAAAGACTAGTAAATACAATTGAGGAGAATCCCCGAGAGGTCGCTAGGATGCTGGGAGCAAGGCCCGACCTAAACCCCCACATTCTCCGATCTCTTGTGGATGACGCCTATACTGATTATATGCGCCAAGCCGCTCGTGACCCATACTCATATGACTGGAGCCAAGAGGAAGGGGCAGATGGCCCAACGGGTGCTGCAGAGCAGATGACAAGTCAAGTCGCAAACGCTTTCTCACAGGTTGCTAAAGTAACTCCAGAGGCCGCAGGGAGTGCCATCGAGTCTGCATTAGGCGCACTAGATGGACCAGGGGCCACAGAGACTAGATTCCGTAATGATGAAGTGGCAGACCAGCAAGATGAGATGTCTGCTCAACTGGATGCTGTCAGGGCCATCCAATCAGGGGAAACTCCTGCGGCAGAGCCCGCAACCTCAAGAGAGGACGTGGACAAAATAATTGCAAGTCAAGCACCATCACTTTCTGGGCAAACCCCATCGGGTGGTGAGGGTTCTCAGTTAGATCCTGAATTGGATGAGCTTCTCACAGAACCCGAGGGCGGTCGAGCAGGAAGTTCTGAGCCAGACCCGTTTGCAGAAGCCTCTTCTTGGGTACTAGGACAGCGGGGTGGGGAAAGGCTGCCGGGGACGTGGGATAACTCGCTCCCTCACCTTACGGGGCCTCGAAGAGAAGAGCTGCTTGCCGAGATGGCACAGCAATTCCCAACTCTTTCTAACGAAGAGCTGAACCAAGCACTAGATACACCAAATCCTTATACAGACCTCCCCACAGCACAGGAAAAAAGCAGCGATGCTCCAGAACAGACACAGGCCCAAGCGCCTGACGTACTTCCCGCAGGAGCAACTCAGGTTGCTCAAGGTGGGGGTGGATATGAGTACCATCTCTACCAAGATGGGACTATACGCTTCCTTCACCCACAAACAGGCCGTCAGCACTACCTGACTCCTCAGTCAGACCCAGACGCCTATACTGCGATCTCTAATCAAGTCGGAGGCGACTTCGCTGCTGCTGCAAGTCAGAACCTGGCTTCTGATGCGGGTCCTAATGCGGATCCTAATGTGGATCCTAATGCGGATCCTGAAACTACTGGAGCCCCTTCTGGTGGGGACACAGGGAGCAATGCGGCGAGAAACATTGCTGCACTAGGTGCCGCAGGCGCTGGTACCTATCTGGGGAGCCGGGCCTGGGCACGGGGACAACAAGCAAATGCTAATATAAATCGTAGGCGTCTCAACACACAGGGTATGGACGATATGATAAGGAGCTTAGATCAGCGAGCAGCTTGGGATGGAATTCCCTCTGCATGGGATGCTCCTCCAGAGGGTTTTAGCGCCCAACCAAGAGATCTTCCAGAGGAATTTGATATACCAACTGATAGAAGTTTCAGTGGAGATCTTCCAGAGGAATTTGATATACCAACTGATAGAAGCCCCCGAGGAGTGGCTGAGACCCCACCAGCATATCCGACTGAGGTTGTTTCCTCGACATTAGACCAGCAACGGCAGCTTCCTGGGGAAAGAGTGACTCCGATACGTGGAGGAGAGATTTCTTCTGAACCTTTCCGAATACAGATTCCTGGGGGATCACAAGATACTTTAGGGGGAGCTCCGTCAGGGGCTCTAGGAGCAGCCCCTACGGGTGGGGTTCCAGAGAACCTATATCTTCCAGTAGATGGTGGAAGAGCCCCACAATTTCGCCCTGAATTTGGTAATGTGAATAGAGGAGTGGATACTGGGGGATTGAATACGCAGGCCCTCCTCCAGGATGTACAGCAGAGAGCTACTCTGACCCCCGAGACACCAACACCGCCTCCGACTACCACCCAGGCTCCGACTCCGGTTGCTGCTCAGGCGGTAGAAGCAGCGCCAACAGGTTATACTCAGCAAAGCCTATTCCCGTCGCTAACAGAAATGGCAGAGGAAGTCGCCGCGCCAACTCCAGCCCCACAAGCAGCAGAAAACCCGCCTGCTACGAGGGGCAGAGGACGCCCAAGGGGGCAAGCTCCTGTTAGCTCCACTCCCGTTGAGACAGATAGCTACCTCACGAGAAGAGCCCGCCAGAAACTTGATGGGCTCAGAGAACGGCTCTCTAGCATGCCTACCGAGTTTCCTGGGGATCCCCAGGGCCACGGAGCAGTACAACGGGCTTCTTTAGAGATGGAGTTAGCGGCGGTGGAGCAGCAGATCCGCCGGGGTGATGCCCTTGCAAGGAGAAATGCCAGGAGGCAAGGCGTTGATGTATCTAATGTAGATACAAGTTCCGCATACGTGGGGGTAGATCCGACAGAAATTCCTGCAGACGCAACACCAGGGCAAATAGCTCAAGCAGAGGCAATCGATGCAAAGAATGCTCAGGATGCAAGGAATGCACGACGTCAAGGAAGGGGTAGGACAAATCAGCTAGGCAATATGATGGACGATTTAGCAGATGGTCTGAATAGTACGACGAATTTCGGTGGAATTCCTATTACTCCTGAGATGCTTGATGAAGCAGGAAGGGTTTCGGGCGAAGCCCTCGAAAGGCTTGCCAGAGCAGGCGCAGAACTTCCTTGGGATGATATAGGCCGCGTTGCAGGAAAGGTGGGAGTCGTCGCAGATGTAGCAGCCTTGGGCTATAACTTAGCCCAACACGGTGCTCTTGGCGGAACCGTTGGGTATGGCGCAGACACCTTAGAGGGCGCTGGTTGGCTTGCAGAGCAAGCAGGGAGACTTCCTACTGCCTCATCCCCAGGACTAAGGGCCCTTGGCCGAGGGCTTACGCAGGCAGCAGCACCAGCTAGACGATACCTCGACCAGAGAGGACGTCAACAAGAAGTGGCTGCGGAAGGACGACAAGAGTCTCGCCGCCAGAGAGGGCAGGAGAGGATGAATGCCCCTCAACGATCCTCATCCGAAATGGGGGGGTCTTCTAGATTAGCTACGCACCCTAATATATCTACAGCAGCCCCTGTGGTTAGCACAAAAGGAGGAAATGCTGCGGCTCGAGATATGGTATCTGAGCTCTTAATTAATGGCTCTAGACTCAGGCCAAACCAGAGGTAAGGAAAATGCCACAAGCAAATGATACTGCCGCTGAAACGGATCAGGCCCTCCGAAGTCATATTGATCAAAGACTAGAGCAAATTCGAAGAGATGCAGAGGAGAGGAGGGAAGAAGAGCCCAGGTCTCCAGTACTTTTACGGAACTTAGAAGAGGCAACAGAGAACCTACAGGCGATCCCCAGAATTCGGGAAGAACTTGAGAGGGGCCCAAGTTCTGTCCGAGCCGCGCAAGACGCGCGAGCCGCAGGCGAACCCCCCTCAGAGGAAGAGGCGGCAGAACTTTGGGGGCAACCATTACCCCCACCAGACCCTGTTGTGCAAGATACAGAAATCCCAGACTACCTTTCTTCAGAGACCCTCCCTAGAGGATATCAGTTTACCCCAGAAGAGCTAGAGAGATTAGCAAATACGGGAGCAGGGGGCTCAGGGACTATTTCAGGGCCAGCAGACGCTTGGCGGCGGGGACGAATACAAGCCCAGAGAGGACGTTTTCAATCTCGACCCATACTTCAGCAAGCAATGTCTCAGCGGGTAGTGGACATTCAAGAAGACAATACTCCAGAACAAACCATTTCTAGAGTAACTCCCCGAATGAATGCGCGTAGGCTTTCTTCTGGTAGGCAAGTATATGACCCCCGATCCTGGGAACGAGCAATCCGGGCTAGTATCCGTGCTCAAGAACTACATAAGCGAGGCTGGACAAACCAGAACTTAGCAACCACCCTAACGGCAGCACAAAGAGATGAACTAAATCAGGAAGTAGATCGAAGAACACACATTACGATGGCACAAATCAGTGGTTCGGGGCAAGGCAGGGTATGGGCAGATTCCTTCGACCGAAATCGGAACGCGGACCTCGCAGAGTTTGCTAAGATATTCCCTCCGATCACTGGGCCTATTGCGGTTGTCCGGGCTTATATGTCCCCAGCCGCCTTTGGAACAATGCAGGAAATGCCAGAGAACCCTACCCCAGCAGAAAGGGCACATTTCCGACAAAGCCGAATGCAGTGGGATAGGGAAAACCTCGCGTTTTCCTTTGCAAGAATGATGATGGGATCCTATTTTGCAACTAGAACCACCACGGGCGAATGGATTTCAGAAGATACCTTCAGGATGATCAGAGAAGGGGACGATATCCTCTACCATTCCCCGGAATTTGTCGGGGGGTTTTCTCGGCTATTAGGAGACGAGCCTGGGGAAATAAGCGCAATGGCTAAGATTGGGGGGTATGGTGGTCTAGCCTTTCTGACACTCTTCGGCGGGGATGCTGTTGCTCTCCTAGGTACTGCTGGGGGGGTTCTCCATGGAACTGGAGCAACTCTTAGTAGAGTAAGGCAACTCGGGAATCTCGAGGATGCACTTAGTGATATTGCAGCGAGAGTACCACCAGAGATTCCAGCAACTCCTATACCCGGAAGGCCAATCCCAGCAGAGCCTAGAATGGTGCCTAAGGAAGGGATACAAGAGCTACGAGAGGCGATAGGACATGTTAATCTAGGTGCCCAGCGGGTCGTTAGTGAGATACAAGCAGTAAAGGTGAACTCAAATGCTCATGGTGCAGCGAGAGCAACGGACATTCTCCAAAGCCGAATCGCTACGGCTCGGGATGCTGTAGCAAGAGCAGAGGAAAGAGTCGCGACTGCTCGTGTTCAAGGAGCACACGCTCGGGCTAATCAGGATGCTACTCTAGCGGTCCAAGAGCTAAACGCGGCCCGTTTGGAAGAGGCTCGACTGGCTGAAGTAGACATTGAGGCAAGAAAGATTGTAACTCTAGAGGCCTTAGGAATCTCCGAAGAGGCGGCTGCAGGTATTCGAACCGTAGAAGACTACGTGGAGGCCATGAATCCGAATATCCTCAGAGAGGCGGAGGAAGCTTTCGAAGAAGCGACAGCCGCGCAAAAAGAACTCCTAGACATCTATTATAATCCTGCTAGAACAACAGATCTCTCCGCTGAGCCCTTTATAGGGGACCAGCTCGCGGCCAGAAGCCGAGAATTTATGGAAGAGGTGGGTGCTGGCGGTGAGGCTGGGGTGTTGTCTGAAAGGGCACAAAGACTTCGAGAGGAGATAAACGCTCTGCGGGGCCAGATGGGGGAAGATCAGGCTCGCCTCATGGCATCTGAAACGGCGGTTCGAACAGCGGCGGCTCAACTTGCTCGAATTAGAAGCGTCCCCAATATTCTGGAAGAGGCAATCAATATTCGTGCGAAACGCGCGATGTATGAAGGTCTAGTTACTCGGGGGGCCCGGCGGGTAGATGCGTCGGCTGTACGGGCAGCCGCCGCAAAACAGACAGTTTCTGAAAAGGAGGCCGCACTCTTACTAAAGGAAGAGGTTCTCCACGTTCGGCAAAATGCGAGGGCCTCTTTTCAAGAAACAGTCGTAGAGGTCAGGGATTCTATCCGTGCTCTGAGAGAGGGCGTCTCGGAGGAGTTCAGGATAGGAGCAAATCTTCGTGCTGAGGCTAGGGCCCTAGGACATATTCGAGGGTTCCCTAAGAGGCTGCGTCATTTTGGGCAGGCTATTAGGACCGGTACCACTAAGTCGGGCGATTACATAAAACGTGCTGGACTTAGAGTTGATCCCGAAGCAGTAGCGAGGGATTTCCAAGGACTTGAAACTAGTTTTGTCCGGTCAATAGACAAGAAAACTGGAGAGGTCACCGTAAATAGGACGGCGATCGAGGACTATTTGGTGGCTACTCTAGGAAAGGATGGCCTAGAAGAGATTGATAGATTTGATCCAAAGGGCGTCCTCAGATTTACCGTAAGGAATCAGCCAACAATGGCCGAGGTCAAACTAACTCCCCAGAATTGGCGGCGGACTCGAGAGGCTCTAAATCGAATCCATGGGAATAGGGCTCGCCAATTAGTCGAGAGGAAAGAAACCCTCTGGGCCCGGAGCATCGCGACAGCTTGGAGGGACCTGGGTCTTCTCAGTCCCAAACAGCAGCAGGATACTATATATATGTTTACTCAGCATCTAAGACACTTGCTGCAAAGGAAGGATGCACACACAGCATTCGAGAGTAAGTTTGGGTTTACCCTTTCGGAAGAAGTCACAAACATCCTCCGAGCGACGGAGAACGCTATCGGAAGATTCCAAAGAGAACTGATGGAAGCCCCCGGAATCCGGGCTTTGGCGCCTCGGGAGGTAAACCGAATAATCAATTATATCGATCTCCGGGAGCCAGTAGTCCTCGCAGCAGGCAGAACAAGATTTGCTGAGCTCTTTGATTCTGGAACAATCTTTGATAACGCAAAGAGGCAGATCCTAGCGGATACTCGAGCAAACCCTCGGATTGCCCAACAATTAGCAGATCGGGGAGACTCCATTCGAGCTAAGATTGTTAGTACTCTGACTAAAGAGCTCCGAGCACTTAAAGTCCCTAAGGCAGAGTTTGAAGCTCTAACTAAAGCGGCTGGAAACATGTCTGATGATATCGTATCCGCGTTATTTAAGTCGGGAGCAACTACAGACCTTGCAGACACTGCTATATCAAAGCCATTACTAGCTCTTTCAAGGATGTTCCTTTCTAAGACAACCATGGGCCCTCTTTCTGGGACTCAGCAAGCAGTATTAGTAATAAGGGCCCGGAGTATCCTCGCGAAATCGAATACCTTTCGAGAGTTTGTAGATGGGATGGAGAAATTCTCCCACGCCTACTTGGGCCGTATGGGTGCAATCAGAGTTAAGCATGCTTCGGACGCTGCGATCGCGCAGGCTTACCAAAAGGGGGCTTCTGCGATGGGGGCGGCATCCTCTATCGGGTATGCAGCACAGAAGATGGAAAGACTATATCTCATGGAGATGACTGCAGAGACGGCTGCTGACATAAATAAAATACTTACGGGAAGCCCTGGGGTTAAAGATGCGGCGAAGGCGTTTGCAGCCCTGAATGATCTGGGGTTCCACGCGGTGGTTGAATATGGTGTAAAGCCAGGAATCTTAAGGGTTTCGGGGGATAGGATCACAAAGATTACTAAAGAATTAATAGAGGTCGGGACAACAAAGGGTGGAACTACCTTTTTCCCAAGGGCTTTAGTGGAGTCTTTCGAAAAAGAGTACGGTAAAATAATTAATTCCATAGATGCGGTAACCCCACATCCTTGGAGCCAACTCCCGGTTGTAAACCTTGGGGTGAAGACATACAAGGCTCAGTTATCTCTCTGGAGACAGTCTGTTGTAACAGGGATGATTATTCCAAACCCTCGATATTGGACAAATAATATCGCGGCTGATGCGATGCAGGTCTATCAAGAGGCTGGAATCCTCTTCTCCGTTCGGGGATTTGCTCGGAATCTTTCCTCAAATATTCCTGGCCATGCCTGGTGGTCAAACAAAAAAGAAGCGATAATGGCGGCTGCGGTCCGTAATAAGTATGGGGATGTGCCTGTCTTACCCGGGATCTTTGAGTCTCTTTTTGACAGCGATATAAATAAGATATTCATGGGCAGGGAAGGTCACTTCCTAACTAAAGGGGGCCAGCAAAGAACCTTCTCAGAGATCCGTCAGTGGGCACTAGAGGACGGTATTCTAGAGGATTTTGTCCATGAAGAGCTATTACTCACCCTAAAATACCAATCAGAAAGTTGGTTGAGCGGAAATCTCCGGGGCGTGAACATCAATGCTAATAAGCTAAATCGAACGATTGGCGACCACGCAGGCACAGTCCAGCAAAGACAACGCTTGGGCCTCTACTTTGATCTTATTTCCAGGGGGGCAACCCGAACGGAGGCAAGGAAGCGGACCCTCCGAGCCCTATATGATTGGAAGCATGGTATCGCGAAACAAGAGCTAGCTCTGGCCAGCTCCCTCATCCCTTTCTACCGTTTTTGGAAATTAGCAATACGGCAGCAATTCGATGCTCTTCTTGAACCTATTATGCGAGCACCCTCGGAGGTGTGGACAGACCCCGCAGTTTGGGCAGGACAAACTCGATTGAAGAGGATGCAGAATCAGATCCTCCTCGCTGGGCATGCTGGGGTTCTCACTGATCCTGAAACAGAGGACGACGCCGCCGACGCTCTCCGTCAGATGGATCTCTTCTCAAGGTCTTTCCTTCCAAGAAATGCCGAGGGGAGGATTATTCCTACTGTAGGGACAATGACGCAGCAGGAAATTGATGATTATCAACGAGAGACCGGCATATGGAGAACCCACTGGTTCCGAAGTACTCCACCAATTACAGCAAATGTTGCTCTAAACATGCTCCTAAGTATGGGACTCGTAGCGAACTCGATCACAGGTATTCTAGAGGGGAATGATCCCGGGGATACAGATATCGGGAAAGACCGGGTAGGAGATTGGGAAGCTGCCCTTCTCGAGCCTTTTCTCCAGACGATGCATCCTTGGTTAGACACTCTTTCAAGGGCCGGCCTTTCTATGGCAGGAGTAGATTTAGAATATGCTATGAGGTCGGGATCAAAAACACTCAACCCTAATGAGGAAGAGGCGTACCGGGTGCTCCGAGCC